ACAACGAACATAATGAAGTGTATAAAGAAAAAGATAACCTACAACTCAAATATGGATGGGCAGGCTATCAGGGAGGAGCTGATTATGCAGACCTACAAGTAGCGGCTATTGTAGCACATCTGATGCGAAAAGGTATGAAGTATAGCAATATTACTGATACAAGCAATGCTACCACTAAGGTATATAGTCAAAATGTGCGCTTTATCAATGAAACTCTTGCACTGAAAAATGCTAACTGTGTAGATGGAAGTGTACTTATGGCCAGTATTTTGGAGAAAATAGGTATTCGCTGTTTCTTAGTAGCGATTCCAGGACATATGTATATGGCTTATAGTAGAACAGGAAAGACAAAACCCATAGCAGATGATATACAATATGTGGAAACTACTCTAATAGGCTCAAAAGATATTGAAGCAGTTTTTGGAGATAAAAATGATCAGGATCAAGCATTTATAGGTATCAGAGCCGCAAGAGAGTTAGGGATAAAGCCTATCCAATAATAAAGAATACCATAAAACCCAAAAAAATAACGCCCTGATTATCAGGGCGTTATTTTGTGACCTCGACAGGATTCAAACCTGTAACCTTCTGAGCCGTAATCGTAAAGGATAAAAATCTTCAACTTGTAACTTCTTTAAAATCAATAATTTAAAAACGAACTTTTAGCGGAAATGCTGCGTATTCCTGCTTTTTACCTTGACGGCAATAAACGACGTAGGTATTTGGTTTATAGTGATTTACAAGGATTTTTGAAATAGTCTTACCTTGCCTTTTTTGTGTATTTCAGAATTTAGTCATATGGTTTATTAATATGCTATCCGCTCCACGATTGCGGTGGCTACTACTTGTTTATATTACATTCGCTCTTTCTTTACGCTTCCTTTTACAGCATAAAATGCACGAATAATTCTAAGGGGATATTCACGAGGATCGTATTTCGGATTCTCACTTTCTAAACTCACATGAAGGTCATCGAAACCTTTGCGCACATACTTTATATTAACATCTCCATTATCAAACACTACCACGTAAGGATGTCCGAATACTAAATATACGAAATCAACATGTTTTATACCTATTACATCTCCTGCTTTGTATTTTGGATACATACTATCCCCATACACATTTATAAAGGTAACATCATCTCCAAAATTAGGTATATATACAGGGATACGCTGCATTTCATCGTTAAAATTAGCAATATCAAACCCAGCTTTTGCATATACTTCAGGGTAGTAGTAACCAGTAGGCTTCCCAATAGGACTTCCTATTGCATCTTCTTGAAAGTATTCCCTTACTTCATTGACGTATTTCTCCAAAGCATTCCTATATTTTGCGGGCAGGTCGGAAATACCTTGTTGAGCTTCTTTGAGCACCTTTACAGGTATTTTTGTCTTTTCGTATATGTCTGTCAGGGTAATATCATAGCCTTTACGTTCATCTCTTAGGAATAGTACTAAATCGTCTTCGTCTTCGTCTTCCTCCTCTGGTACAACTTCTTCTATCTGTGGGACAAGCATGGAGCCATTGCCAGTGAGCAGCCAGTCCTTGCTGATTTCAGGGAATGCTGCGGCTATTTTATTTGCCATTTTTGGGCTTATATTTTTAGTTTTTCCACTTATAACATCATAGAAAGATTGAGCCCTTTCGTATCCTGATTTTTGTGCTAATTCAGAGATAGTAACTTTAAAATGTTCTGCTAATGTTTCAATTATTTGTGGTGGAGTATATGTTTTCATTTTTAGTCAGATTTTTTCTGTATATAAATTATTTTTCATTCCTTTTTATACGAAACTCTTTTGCTATGTATGTTATGTTATTTAGTTATATACTTTCACCACTAAATCACATCTTTAACATATTAACAAACTTGTTATAAATATCAGGGTTTTGCAAATCATTCCAATATATTTTTTCATAATTATATCTATCAAAAGAACCTTTCTTTAGATAAATAATTAGACCAAACTTATCACAAAGGATAATCTTTTCACTTTCTAATAAGTTAGCATAGGAACGAGCTTGTTTAAATGCGTCTTCTATTTCCTTATTATTTTTCAGATGATATTTAGCCTCAATAAGTATCTTTGCTTTCTCGTATCCTCTTTTATTGTCGTAATGTAAGGCATAATCAGGATATATTCTGTTACCTCTACCTGCCTTTATTGGTAATTGTCTTATGAAATCTTTGTTTTCAGAATATCCTATCTGGTTCAGATAATATTCTAATAATTTCACTTCCACATCTCTTTCATTATGCAATTCAATTCCCTGAGGAGGTTCAGGCGCTTGTAAGGTTGGTAATACAGATGTGTCAAACCCTTTACTTCTTATCAGCTGCAATAAATGTGAGTAATCGTCATTAGATATAGTCCATCCGTTTACTCCTTGAAATTTTTTGCGTATTAGTGGGTGTTTTGAAAAATATTCATCGGCTTCTAATTCTTTTAGGGTGATGTGGGGTACTTCTATTTCGTTTCCTATATAGGAATTAGCATAGTAATAGAAAAATGGGTCGATAACTCCGTCTGTTTGGGCTCTCCAAATGTGTGTGATAGCACTAATGGGAGAGGTTTCATAATGTACTAAAATGTCGCCTCGTTTAGTTTCGGGGTTTGCTTGCCAAAATTTTTCTTCTTCCAATCGTTCTTCCTCTGAGATTAATCCCCCTATGAACCATGCTTGACTTGGCTTAAATATTTCCGTTTTTTCCTTGTTTACATAGTTAGGAGCAAAATCATACAAAAAGGCACATAATTCATTAGGAGTAAGATTGTTTTCTATTCTAAATTTGTAAAACACCTCACAAAGTTCAATGTAATACATACAACGGGAGCGATAGTCGCTTTTCTTTGGTAGGTTTGGAAGTTCAATATTAAATGTATCTGCAATTTTGTTTAAGTCAAAAAATCGGTATGTAAATAGGTATGGGAATGTATACTGATAAGCTATAGCATAGAAATAAAAAGATATTACTACATGTAGATTTAAAAAACTCTGATAGTCTTTAGGAGATATTATGTATTCTTTTTCGTCGTCATCAAAATAAAAAATGCCTTCATCTAAATAACTCTCAAACTCTTCTCGTACTTCCGAAAAATCTTTGAAATCATACTCAGTTTTTCTATCATAAGCGCTATCTCCTATCTCCATCATTATGCTTTCATACTCCCTCTTTTTAATCCATTTTCCATAGTTGGGGTTGTATTTATTAATAACCCTTACATCACACCAAAAAACATTATCATACTCAAAGAAATTGATAACCTCTTTCCCTTGTTTACTTTCTTTGTATAAACCCCAAATGTATTTAGATAACATTTTTTATATAATTAATTAAAAAACAGCTACTTATAAACTTTAACACTATTTAATACAGATTTTTTCTGTATAAATATTTTTAATACAGAAAAAATCTGTATCTTTGCATCGTGAAAAATGAGTAACATTTTACGCAACAAAGTTAGTAAATATAATTTAATTAGCAATGAAAGAGGTTAAAAAAAAACGCACCATTACGGGTAAGTTGTCAGAGGCTATCTCTAATGAGATATTAACTAATAATGAATTAAGCCTACAAATAGCACTTATAATGCAAAAGACACAGACAGCAATACGAGAGTCTGCCAGAAGAAGAAGTAACACCTTATTAAATGTCAATCTAATGCCGCTCTATGAGAGTTATGGGTACTCAATTGACGAAGTTAAAGTAGAATAGTTATGAATAATACCGAGCTAAAAAGACACCTGAAAAGAAGATTAGAGCGAATAACATTGCTCAAGTTCTCCTTAGAGGGTCTGGTTAGAGAATTGGCAAGCGAGATTATTAGCCTTAATGAAGAACTTGCCCTTGTGGAAGGGGGCAAGTCTTCAATTAAACTGAAAGAACCCGTTGATATATCAGAGTATGCAACACAATTTTACGCTGAATTTGAGAAAGCAAGACAAAACAGCTAACAAAAAAAGCCCCGCAATAGTGCGAGGCATGTGTATAACAAACAAAATTTTTAACATGGCAAAATTACTACAAATATTATTCTCTTGCAAGAGAACTTCAAAAAAAGTGCAAGACCAGCAACTACAAGTGATTGACGGCTATTTGTGCTACAACAAGCGCCGTTACAACGAGCTAAACTACGAGCAGAAAGAGCAATATAACGACTGCTTTATCTCTCAAGCCGACAAAGAGGCTTTTGAAAAACTCCTTAGAGAAACCCAATTAAAGTATGTGTTATGAGAACAATGACAAACACAGAATTTGAGCGCGTGCTCAATGAAGAACGCAAGCAACGCTATTATTACAGCGATTTATTGGACTTGCAAGAAGATAATCCCAGGTCTTTCAGTTGTGAGTTTATCACAGAAGATGATTACCCTGATGATTGGTACTGTGCGATATATTACGATGTAACCACTCATTGTGAGGGCAACAATAATGCAAGCTGCCACAGCGTAGAGATACAGTATATATACATCAACTTCCAAGAGGTTAAGGCTACTGAAATGCAAGAAAGCGTATTAACAACGGTACTCACCAACCGAGCTAACAAAGAGTTTCAGTTCAAAGATACTGATATACACCCCGATTATGCAACTTCTAAAACATGGTAATATGAAAATAGGTGATAAAGTAATAGTTAATCCCTTTATAACAACAGACCCCGCAAATCAAAAAGGCAAAGAAGGGGTGATTGTAGAGATAGTCAATAACGAAGGCCTTGAGATAGTCAAGGTAAGGTTCAATAAGGACTGTTACGGGCTATATGACAGTGATACACTTAGAGTAACCACTAAAAGCAAAGAACAATGAAAACAACCGTAGAAAAGGGCAAATGCTATGAAATAGGCGATTGGCTTTTGCAAATTGACAGAATAGACGAGCACCATATATGGGGGTTTGGGGCTGATAGTGATAGAGTGATAGGGTTTTTAGCCCTCCCTATTGATAGTCAAGTAACCCGTGAAGTGCCGATTAACGACTATATCAACTATATAGACGTAGCAAGGCAGAATATAGCGGCAGAGTTTCGTGAAAGACTAAGCCAATACGAAGAATAAGTAACAAATAAAATTTATTAAAAATGAATGAGAATTTAATCACCGTACAACAATTGCCCGTGATCGTCTATGAACGATTAGAGAGCGTAGGAAAAGAAATTGACAAGCGTATCGCAGCGCTTGATTTAGACCAACAACTCGTAACAGAGGACACCAAGAAAGCAGTTAAGGACACCAGGGCAATGCTCAATAAAGAGTTGGATAACTTTGAAGAGCAGCGCAAACGTATCAAAGAGCAAGTAGTAGCGCCTTATGAGGCTTTTGAAAAAGCATATAACTCCTTTATCAAGGTAAAATATGAGAAAGCCGATAGCATTCTTAAGGTGAAAATTGACGAGTTCAACGAGCGCTTAAAAGCAGACAAAGAAGCACGTATCAGGGCTTATTTTACAGAGTTATGCCAAGCTAACAATATTGACTTCCTCCCTTTTGAAAGGCTTGGTTTAAAGATAGGTTTGAGTGACAGTGACAAGAGCTTGAAGGACCTTGTAAACACTAACATCGACAACGTCGTTAAGAGCCTTAAATTTATTGAGAGCCTAACAGACCCTGACGAATATAAGGCGGAGATCCTCGCTGATTACAAGCAAACCCTTGATGTAATGATTGCGATAAATAATGCAAAGTATCGCAAGCAGCAACGAGAAGCTGAACTACAACGCCTTGAAGCGCAAAAGGTACGAGCCGAGCAAGCAAGGTTAGCAGCCGAAGCAAGGGCAAAAGAAGTAGAACCGCTACAAGCACCTGAAGAAGTACCAGCTTCAGCACCTCAAGAAGTACCCGCCCCTCCTCAAGAAGTACCTGCTCCAGCACCTCAAGAAGTAGTTCCTGATTTGATAGTAACCAATTTCACTGTACAAGGCACCATGGAGCAACTCAGAGCCTTAAAGGCATATATACTTAGTAATAATATTAAAATCATAGAATAATGAGTACAGCAGTAACCACCACAGAAAAGGGCTTAACATTAGGTAATTTCCTTAATCAAAAAGCCACAGCCGATTTCCTAACAAAGACATTAGGTTCAAGAAAATCAGAATTTGTGTCAAACCTCTTAGCACTTTCAGATAGCAACAAAGAGCTGTTACAATGCGATAATACAGAGCTTATGAAGTGTGCCTTGAATGCTACAGCCCTTAACCTACCACTTAACAAGAACTTAGGGTATGCGTATGTTATCGCTTACAAGGATTGGAAGACCCATGAAGTACATCCACAGTTCCAAATGGGATACAAAGGCTTTATCCAATTGGCGATCCGCAGCGGTCAATACAGAACCATTAACACCTGCGAGGTACGAGAAGGCGAGATTAAGCGTAATAAATTCACTGGACACACTGAATTTCTTGGAGAAAATCCAGAAGGCAAAGTCATAGGCTATTTGGCTTATATCGAGCTACAAAATGGATTTCAGCAATCACTATATATGAGCCTTGAGCAGGTTAAAGAGCATGTAAGCAAGTACTCACAAAGTGGAATTGACAAAAACACCAAAGAATTTAAAGGGGTGTGGAAAAATGAGTTTGACGCCATGGCAAAGAAGACAGTCCTCAAGCTCTTACTTAATCGCTACGGGGTGTTATCAGTAGAGATGCAGAATGCCATAGAGAAAGACCAAGCAGACAGCGAGGGGCGTTATATAGATAACCCGCAAGGAGGTAGGTATGTGCAAGACGCTGTTATCATTGAGCAAAGTGAACCTACCGAGATTGTAGCTCAAGAAGAGCCAACAGTTCCTGCCCCTGCACCTTCAGAAAGTCCTAAGCAAGTAGATTTTAAGAATTTATAAAAACAAACACTATGAAACATACAATCAAATTCAGACACACGATAATAGCTGATTATAGCATAGAGATAGAAGCAGAAACAGAACAAGAAGCTATTAAAATCTTTGAAGGATACAGTAACCCTTTCGAAGAAATGGAAAAACAGCAAGCCAATATGTCTCCTTACTATGAAGATTCATATTGTGAGGTTATTACAAACAATGTTATTCAAGATGTTGATTTTGAAGAATGATACAAGCAAAAGTCATTAGTTCAGGTAGCGAGGGTAACGCCGTGATATACAACAATGCAATAATGGTAGATTGCGGCGTTTCTCTCAAAGCCTTACAAGAAGTCAAACGTTCTTTGAAAATTGTACTCCTTACCCACAAGCACAGCGACCATTTAAAAATACGCACTTTACAGAGGTTACAAGCAGAAAGACCTACTTTGCGAATTGCTTGTGGTGATTTTCTCTTAGAGGAGTTGCCTTGTATCAAGAATATAGATGTATTGCAAGTGGGTAAGATATACGATTACGGAGCGTTCAAGGTATCACCTATAAAGCTGTACCACGATGTACCTAATTTCGGTTGGCGGATATTCCTGCCCAACGGACAAAAGATATTCCACGCTACCGATACAGTACATTTGGAAGGTATCAGCGCTAAGGGTTATGACCTCTATGCTATTGAGCATAACTATTGTGAGGAGTACATACAACAAGCAATAGAGGAAGCACGAGCCAACGGCGAATATACCCACGCTTACGGCAGTATCAAAACTCACCTAAGCATACAACAAGCGAGGGCGTTTATTGAAGCAAATAGAAAGGAAAGCAGTGAGGTTTTGGAGCTGCATAAGAGTAGAAGTTTTTATCATTAGAATTAAAAAAACATGGAAATACAAGGACGCGTAAAACAGATATTCCCCTCTCAAACAATGGGGCAAAACGGCTTTGAGAAGCGGGATTTAGTAATCATAACAGAGGAGCAATATCCACAAACGATCATCATCCAATTTACCCAGCAGCGTTGCGACCTTTTAGACAGCTTGCAAGTTGGGCAAATTGTAAAGGTATATATCAATATTAAGGGGCGAGAATGGAGAAGCCCATACGGAGAGATTAAGTACTTTAACACGATTGAGGGATGGAAGATTGAGGTGATACAGACCACTAATGTAGCTTATCAGCAGCCCGTACAGCAGGTACCACAGCAACCAGTAGCACAAGCAGCGCCTGCACCTCCTCCACAAAGAGCACCACAGCCACAGGTACAACAACCGCAAATCTTTGATAACCATGGTAAAGAGCCGAACCCTGCGATATATAACAATCAAGAAGTACCTTTTTAGTAACTAAAAATAAAGAAAAAATGAAAACAGTATTTAAAGTAGGAATGAAGGTTTATGATTCAGTCTTCTTTCCTAAATCAGAAGGTGAAGTAGTTAAGATAGAAAAAAAAATTGATTCTGAAAGAGTTATTGTTCAATTTGATTGTTTAGATTATGAACTTTCGTATACAGAACGAGGGCTATTAACTTCCACTCGTAGTGAAGCTACACCTACACTTTCAACTTCCCCATATACTTTTCAAGGCTTCGAACAAAAAGCACCTACACTAACTTATGAGGAAGCTGTAAAGTGGTTAGAATCCACTGAAGGTACAAATATAATGAAAGATAGTGTTTTCTTAACTAAAGGAAACTATTATACAAATCTTAATAAGTGTACAGAAGCCCTTAAAAAGTTAATAATTCTAAGAGACTATTACAATGAGGGTTGGCAGCCTGATTGGAGAAAAGAGAGAGAAATAAAGTATGTTATCTATAATGATCGTACTAAATTTGTTACTCTTTGTTCTTATACTTTAAGTTATGTGTTAGCATTTAAAGAAGGAAATATAAGAAATAAATTCCTCGAAGAACAAAGAGAATTATTGGAAATAGCAAAACCTTTATTATGATGAGAAAAATAGCAATACGAGCATTAGTATTCATTATTCTGTTAGTGTTATTGACATATGGAATAATGGTATTATTCAGGAGTGAATTCCCTTATTTATGGATTGTAGGGTTACTTGTAAAAATTCTTATACTGATTTTTTTTCCTTACAACAATTTTTTTAGTAACTAATTTAATTTTTATACACAATGAAAAAAGTAATTTTTCTTTTCTGTGTTATAGCCTCCTTGGTAGGTTGTAACAGACCTGAACCCAACTATGAAGGGGTTCTAATGACAGAGTACGGACGAAATGGTATCAATTCGTTCAAAATTGTAACAGGGGCACAAGGGATGTTAGGCCCAGGTAGTGAACTGTATCAGGTACCCATGTGGGAGCAAGCAGGTGACCCCTCTGTGGTAGAAATCACAGCAAAAGATGCAGGGGTATTCACCGTAGACCCTTCCTACACTTACACACCTATCAGAGGCAAAGGTGCTGAGATTGTATTCAACTACAAGAACTACCGAATACAAGACCCTGAAACGTTCTTTGATAATGTAGAAGCTAATGTACTTAACAAGCGGGTTACTGATGCTTATAGAGAAGAAGCAAGGAATTACACTACTGATAGCCTTATGAATAACTTAGGAAAGTTTGAGTTATCAGTACAGAGAAGGTTGAAAGAGGAGTTTAAGACGAAATTCTTTGACCTTACTACTCTTACATCAGGGCTTAAACCTCCTGCTTCAATGCTGAAAGCTGTAGAAGATAGAAACAAGGCTATTCAAGAAGCCAATAGAGTAAAAAACGAGTTAGAGACCTCAAGAATGCTGTTAGAAAAGGCAAAGATAGATGCTGAAACAAACAAAGTCCAATCGGTAGGGCTTACAAAGGAAATCCTAATGCAGCAATATATTGAGATGTTAGGTAAGACCTCTAATAAGGTAATTATCACAGATGGCAGAACGCCTGTAATATTAGGTAATTAGCAACCCCAAAAGCAAGTATCAATCGGGATAGTAGCAGGTTCGAGTCCTGCCTTGCTTTCAAAGACAATAACAATGAAAAAGATACAATTAATAACGATAATAGTATGCTTGTTTTTAGATTTTTTACTAATCATTAGTAAAGACTACATTAGAGCAACTCACGCTATGGTAACAGCAATATTCCTTTCATTAATGCTAAAAGACGATGATTTTCAACGCAAGTAACGAATTTGATATACAAAGAGCAAAGGAGCGGTTAAGTTACCTTATTGAAAAGAAAAAGACCTTTGAAATCACTGAAAAGAAGCCTAAGCGTACCTACTCACAGAACAATTACATTCATCTCCTTTTTGCATGGTTTGCATTGGAATATGGAGAGACCCCAGAATACGTGAAACAAGATATATTTAAGAAGTTAGTTAATCCACAAATATTCTTAACTGAGTATGTGAATTACAAGACTGGAGAGGTAAGGGAAGCGTGGAGGAGCACAGCAGATTTAAACACAAAGGAAATGACAACCGCTATTGATAATTTCAGAGACTATGCCAGTAAGGAAGCAGGTATATACCTACCAACCCCTGATGATTTAATCTCTCTCAATGAAATAGAAAAACAAGTGAATAATTTACAAGGGAGGTATTATTAAGCAAGTTTTACCTAAAAACCAATGCAAAAAAGTAAATAAGCAAGATTTAAAAGAAAATAAGCAATGAAAGAAACCGTTAATCGTTTTGAGGAGGAGATCATCACAACCTCCAACCTATCCGAGATGAAGGATAAGTACTTGGCAGAGACGCTTTACCGAAAATGGCCTGAGAACTTCGTAGATGAAAGCACTGGGGAGCTGGTTAATATAGAGCGCAAAGAGATAATCTTTGCCCGCGGCACTCTCTTAGATAGCAATGCCTTAGAGGAGATTAATTTCTTCTTACAGAGTGGGGATATTACCGAGGTAAGGGTTAGTAATATCAAGCGACAAGCTACCTTGGTGAAAGGAAGCGCTGCTACTTGGGTAGCCGTTGTAAAGATAATGGGTAAAAAGCAAACATTCTACCTATATGCTGATAGTGTGGATACAGCCATGCAGGTACTCACAGACTATATAGAACAACACTACCAAGGCTCCTTTGAGGTGCTATCAGTTAAGGAGCAAGAATATTTATACATCGTTTCTTTGGTTAATGGGGACATGTCAGAGGAGAAAGTCAATTACTACATTGCTGAAATGGAGATTAAGACAGAAGGTTATACAATGTATAACAAGTTCTTAGTAAAAGCCGTCAATGCTGAGGAGACCAAGCCGCTATGTATTGCTTTTTTTGACAGATTTACAAAGAATAAGGATAATGCCGAACCTTATACAATGACACTATTATCGGCAAAGAAAATGAAAGTAGAGGCTGTGATTGACCATGTATTCTGTAATGAGTACATAGATAGAAGCAAGGGAAAAGGAGAACAAACAGCCGATAACTACTAACAAACCTAACATTGGAAAGTTATCTGTCTTATGCTTAAGACATGGTTACCCCGATAGGCAAGCACTCGCGTTCGAGCCGTGAGCGGGGGCTATAACAACCGATTTGAAAGGAGATTGAGCGCGCGGCAATCTTTATCAAATCTCTAATTTCAAATCAAAAATGAACGAGTATCAAGAGTTTTTAAAATCAAAGGAGCGAAAACCTATAGAGGCGGGCTTTGAAGTAGCAGAGCAGCAGCTTAATAGCAACCTCTTTGACTTCCAACGTTACATCGTTGGTAAGGCCCTAAGAATGGGACGTTATGCAATCTTTGCCGATTGTGGGTTGGGAAAGACACTCATGCAATTGGAATGGGCACACCAAGTAAGCGAGCATACAGGCAAACCTGTACTTATTCTTTGCCCGTTAGCAGTAGCAGGGCAAACGATACAGGAGGGACAAAAATTTGGTATTAATGTAGAAAAATACCACAATAACGAACTGCTGAAAGGGGTGTATATCTGCAACTATGAGCAGCTGGATAACATAGACACAAGGCAATTTGTTGGGGTAGTACTTGACGAAAGCTCTATCCTCAAGAACTTCACAGGCAAATATAAGAATGCCCTTATTGAGAGGTTCAAAGAAACACCTTACAAGCTCTGTTGCACTGCTACACCAAGCCCTAATGACCTCAACGAGATAGGAAACCATTCCGAGTTTCTCAATGTGTTAGATGCTCAGGACATGCGGGCTAAGTGGTTCGTGAGAGATGAGGGAATGAACAACTACCGATTGAAGGGCCACGCAACTCGTGATTTCTATGGTTGGATAAGTTCCTGGGCAACTATGCTAACCAAGCCTTCAGATATTGGTTTTAAAGCCGATGGGTACGAACTTCCTAAACTCAACTACATAGAACGACAGATACAGACCCAAAAGAAAGATAATGGCAAACTCTTCAATGATGTATCGGTAAGTGCTACAGAGTTCAACAAGGAGCTTAGGATTACCCTACTACCACGCCTTGAAGTAGTGGCCGAGATCGTTAATAACTCCGATGAAACTTTCATCATTTGGGTTAATCAGAACGAGGAAGAAAAGAAAGTATTAGAGCTTATTCCTGATGCTGTGGCAGTGAATGGAAGTGAGAAGACAGAAACCAAGGAAAAGAAATTACTCGGCTTTGCTAATGGAGAGTTTAGAGTACTGGTAACCAAAAAGAAAATAGCCCAATTCGGCATGAACTTTCAGAACTGCCACAATCAGATATTTGCAAGTTTAGATTTCTCTTTTGAAAGCCTCTACCAAGCAATAAGGCGCTCCTACCGATTTGGACAAACACACGAAGTAAATATATACCTAATAACAACTGACACCATGGAAAACGTAAGACTATCAATTGATAAGAAAGAACGACAATTCAAAGAAATGCAGGCCCAAATGAACAAGTTTATTAATGGTGATGCTTTTGGGCTGCTCAACTCCTATGAGTTCAAGGAGGTAAAGACAAACAAATATTGGCTCATGAAAGGTGATAGCTGCATAGAGATTAAGCGTATCCCTGACAATTCCGTTGATTTAATCATATTTAGCCCTCCATTTAGTTCGTTGTTCACCTACTCCAACTACATACACGACATGGGAAACAATGAGAGCCACGAGGAGTTTTTCAAACAATATACGTTCCTCTTACACGATTTGTATCGTATCCTTAAACCAGGGCGATTAATGGTTTGTCACACCAAGGATTTGGCTGTATATAAGAACTCAAGCGGCTACACGGGGTTGTATGACTTTACAGGAGATCACCATAGGGCCGTTGAAGCAGTTGGATTTAAATACCACTCAAAGATAAACATCTGGACGGATCCTGTACTTGAGATGCAACGAACAAAAACGCAACGACTATTATACAAACAGCTCCGCAAGGATAGTAGTTATACAGGGGTGGGATTACCCGAATATGTTACCATATTCCGTAAGTGGGAAGGTAATGAGGAAGATTGGACGCCGATTAACAATAAGAACCAAGATAATTTCCCTTTAGATGTTTGGCAGCAATGGGCATCTCCTGTGTGGAATGTAGAAAAGAGCGATATAGAGCAGCTTAATGCAATCATGGAGGACTACCGAGTAAATACGTGGATGGATATTAAAAGGACAGACGTACTAAACAATTCAGAGGGTACGGACTTAGGAGATGAAAAGCATATAGCCCCCTTGCAATTATCAGTTATCAAACGTTGTGTGCAGATGTGGAGCAATCCAGGGGAAACAGTATTTACTCCTTTCTTAGGAATAGGCAGCGAGGTATATAAAGCTATTGAGTTGGGCCGTTACGGAATAGGAATAGAACTCAAGGACAAGTACTTTGAAACCGCTGTTAAGAATGCAAGGAGAATGACAGAGAAGCAATTACAATTATCATTATTTTAAATACTCATTCATTCTTTGTCTTACGCCCTCGCTTGTACTTGGCATGTAATGTTAAGGAGAGGGCTTAGGGCAAAGTTAGTGAGATAACGATCATTTAAATAACAAACCATGGAAAGAGAAAGTTTTGTCTTTTACAGGAGCTTTTATGAAGGGATAAAGGAACTGCCGAGAGATATTCAGGGAGAAGTGCTTACAGCCATAATGGAGTATGGCTTAAACGGAGTAACAACTGAAAATCAGAAGCCGATAACAAAAGCGATGTTTGCCCTTATAAAACCTCAATTAGACGCTAATAATCAAAGGTTTGATAATGGAAAAAGAGGAGGTCGTCCAAAAGCGGACTGTAACCAAACAGAAACCGAAATAAAACCAAACCATAACCAAACCATAACCAAACTGAAAC